CATTGCTTATGAGCTTCATACTAAGGCGGTGGATATCTTAGAAGGCAGACGTGTGGATCCGACTTTTTATCCTGTGGTCTATGGACTTAAGGATGATGAGGACTGGGAAGATGAAGAAAACTGGTATAAGGTAAATCCTTCTCTTGGATATACCGTTGATATTGAAAGACTGAGAGATGCATACAGGGAAGCAAAGCAGAACCCGGCGGATGAGATTACTTTCAAATGGCTTCGATGCAATATGTGGGTCAGTTCAACAGTTGCATGGATTCCTGATGCGATATATATGAGAGGAAATGAATCAATTGAGGCGGCTTCACTTGAAGGAAGAGACTGTTATGCAGGACTTGACCTTTCAAGTACAGGGGATATTACAGCTTTAGTATTGATATTTCCGCCGAGAGATGAAAATGAAAAGTATGTGCTCTTGCCGTACTTCTGGATTCCTGAGGAAACCATACCTAGAAGAGTGAAAGCTAATTCAGTTCCCTATGATATTTGGGAAAAACAAGGCTATATCATGTCTACAGAGGGAAACGTGATTCATTACGATTTTATTGAAAAGTTCATCATCTACCTATCAGAGAAATATCACATTTTGGAAATAGCGGTGGATAGATGGAATGCGACTCAGATGATTCAAAATTTGGAGGGCGAAGGTTTTACCATTGTTCCTTTTGGTCAGGGATTTTCTTCAATGTTAGCTCCGACGAAAGAATTCTATCGCTTACTGATGGAGGGAAGAATTATTCACTGTGGGAATCCAGTGCTTAGATGGATGGCAGGTAACGTTGTTATTGACACAGATCCTGCTGGCAATATTAAAGTAACCAAAGCTAAATCTAAGGAGAAGATAGATGGCATTGTTGCCGCAATTATGGCGCTTGATAGATGTATACGTCAGGAAGGGCAGAGTGGCAGCGTTTACGATGAGAGAGGACTGTTGGTATTTTAAGGAGGGTGTATGGGATTTTTCAGTAATTTATTTCGGGGGAGGGATGCTCCTTCTAACAGCACAGCTGGAAGTGGATATGGATTTTTTATGGGGAGCACAGCTTCTGGGAAGAGAGTGAACGCACGGAGTGCCATGCAGATGACTGCTGTATATTCCTGTGTGAGGATTCTTTCTGAGGCGGTGGCGGGTTTGCCACTGCAGTTTTACAGGTATAACGATAACGGAGGTAAGGAGAAGGCGGTGGATCATCCGCTGTATTTTCTGCTGCATGATGAGCCGAATCCAGAGATGACTTCTTTTGTGTTCCGAGAGACTCTGATGACGCACTTGCTTTTGTGGGGGAATGCGTACAGTCAGATCATCAGGAACGGAAAGGGTGAAATTGTGGCTCTTTATCCGCTGATGCCCGACCGGATGACGGTGGACAGGGATGAGCATGGCAGGCTTTATTATGAGTACCTGGTTTATGACGGGGATGATGTGGATGGCAGAACCGGGACGGATCCGAAAGCGAATGGAAAGATCGTGCGTCTGCATCCGGCGGATGTGCTGCATATTCCGGGGCTTGGATTTGACGGGCTGGTCGGATATTCACCTATTGCCATGGCGAAGAATGCGATCGGGCTTGCCATTGCTGCGGAGGAGTATGGAAGCAAGTTTTATGCCAACGGTGCCGCTCCGTCAGGAGTGCTGGAGCATCCGGGGACTTTGAAGGATCCGGGCAGGGTGCGTGAGAGCTGGCAGTCCACTTTCGGGGGAAGCAGCAATGCCAATAAGGTTGCTGTCCTGGAAGAGGGAATGAAGTATACGCCGATTTCCATTGCACCGAATGAAGCCCAGTTCCTGGAAACCAGGAAGTTTCAGATTGATGAGATTGCCAGGATTTTCAGGGTGCCGCCTCATATGGTCGGGGATCTGGATAAGTCCAGTTTCAGCAACATTGAGCAGCAGTCTCTGGAGTTTGTGAAGTATACACTGGATCCCTGGGTGAGCCGGTGGGAACAGGCAATGGTCAGGGCTCTGCTGTCTGCGGAGGAAAAGAAGAAGTATTTCTTTAAGTTCAATGTGGATGGGCTGCTCAGGGGTGATTACCAGTCAAGGATGACCGGTTATGCCACGGCAAGACAGAATGGATGGATGAGTGCCAATGATATCCGGGAACTGGAAAATATGGACCGGATCCCGGAGGAGCTTGGCGGTGATCTGTATCTGATCAATGGAAATATGACGAAATTACAGGATGCCGGTATCTTTGCCGGATCTGGAAAGGGGAAGGATACTGGTGAAGAAGTTTTGGAACTGGAAAAAGAAAGCGATAAATTTGGAAAGCGGACAGGAAGCTGAGGAAAGAATCCTGTTCATGAACGGGGTTATCGCGGAGGAGAGCTGGTTTGACGATGATGTCACGCCGGCTCTTTTTAAGGATGAGCTGAATGCGGGAACAGGGGACATTACCCTGTGGATCAACAGTCCGGGCGGGGACTGCGTTGCGGCGGCACAGATCTTTAACATGCTGTCGGAATATCCGGGAAAGGTTACGGTGAAGATTGACGGGCTTGCGGCATCTGCTGCGTCTGTCATTGCAATGGCCGGAACTGAGGTGTGGATGAGTCCTGTGAGCATGATGATGATCCATAATCCGGCAACGGTTGCATGGGGCGACCATGCAGAGATGAAGAAGGCTATGGAACTTCTGGATGCCGTGAAGGAATCTATTATCAATGCTTATGTACGGAAAACGGGCCAGAGCAGGGCGAAGCTGTCACATCTGATGGATGCGGAAACGTGGATGGATGCGAATAAGGCTGTGGAGCTTGGGTTTGCAGATGACATTCTGTTCCAGAAAGAGGAACAGGGCAGTGAAGGCGAAAATGGAGATCCAGGTGCTGGCCGTACAGAAAACGGGACGTCTGATTCTGTAATGTTTTCCAGACGGGCAGTGAATAATGCGCTGATGAATAAGCTGGAGAGGCATTATGGAAAGACCGGAAAATCCGTGAAAGATCAGGCGGGAATTGCCGCACCAAAATTAAATAGTGTTGACACAGGGCGTTCTGCGGATGATCTGCGTGAACGCTTAAATTTTATCAAAAAATATATCTGAGGAGGATACGGATTATGACGATTCAGGAATTAATGGAGAAAAGAGCTAAGGTTTGGGAAGCTGCAAAGAATTTTGTGGATACCCATGAGAATGAAAATGGTGTTCTGTCTGCGGAGGACGGTGCAACTTATGAGAGAATGGAATCGGAGATTGAGGATCTGACAAAGGCGATTGACCGCCACCGCAAGGCAGAGGAAATGGAAAAGAACCTGAACCAGCCGGTAAACCAGCCGCTGACCGGGAAGCCTTATGCAGGCGGCCAGGGTGAGCCAAAGACAGGACGTGCTTCTGATGAATACCGCAGGGCAATGCTGAATGCACTGAGAAGCAACTTCCGCCAGGTTTCCAATACCCTTCAGGAGGGCGTGGATGCCGACGGCGGTTATCTGGTTCCGGAAGAGTATGACAGAAGACTGGTTGATGTTCTGAATGAAGAAAATATCATGCGCCGTCTTGCCACAAGAATCGTGACTTCCGGGGAGCATAAGATCAATATTGCGGCTACCAAGCCGGCGGCAAGCTGGATCGAGGAAGGCGGGGCGCTGACTTTCGGGGATGCGACTTTTGACCAGAAGATCCTGGATGCACATAAGCTTCATGTGGCGATCAAGGTAACTGAGGAACTGCTTTATGACAATGCCTTTAATCTGGAAAATTACATCCTTGTTCAGTTTGGAAAGGCACTTGCCAATGCGGAAGAGGATGCCTTCCTGAACGGAAACGGAACAGGGAAACCGACCGGTATTTTTGACGGAACAGGCGGAGGGCATCTGCTGAATACACTGGCTGCAGCTTTGAAATCAGATGACATGCTGGATCTGGTGTATGGCCTGAAACGTCCGTACCGTAAAAATGCATCCTTTATCATGAATGATGCAACACTGCCTTCCCTTAGAAAGCTGAAGGACAATAACGGTGCTTATATCTGGCAGCCGGCTTATCAGGCAGGGGAACCGGACAGAATCCTGGGGTATAAGGTGGAGACTTCTGCCTATGCACCGAAGGACGGCATTGCTTTTGGGGATTACAGCTATTACAACATTGGTGACCGAGGAAACAGATCCTTTAAGCAGCTGAATGAACTGTTTGCAGGCAATGGAATGATCGGTTTTGTTGCAAAGGAACGTGTGGACGGAAAACTGGTTCTTCCGGAAGCCGTGCAGATTATGAAACTGAAGGCAGACTGATTTTTTGAATAAGGGGACCGGCAGGAGAAGTACAGGCCTGCCGGTTCTGTTTTGAGGTGATGCAGTTGGCAGTGACAGTGGATGAGATGAAGAATTACCTGCGTGTGGATTTTGAGGATGATGATGCGCTGATCGGGGATCTGATCAGGCAGGGGCAGCAGATCTGCATGGATGTGGCAAGGATCACGGATGAGGATGAGTTTGAAGACCTGCAGGGGACGAAGATTGCCGTGCAGTATGCGGCTGCCTATCTGTATGAACACAGGGAGGAAGCGGATCACCATCAGCTGGTGATGGATCTGCGGAGCCTGCTGTTTGGAGTGAGAAAACCGGGATTCTGAGGTGGTTGGTTTGAATATTGCATTGATGAATGAAAAGGTGATTTTTCAGAAATGTTCTGTTGTAAAGGACGGGATCGGAAATCACAGGAATGAGTGGACAGAGGATTACTGCTGTTTTGCGACGATAGGCGGTGAGGGGCTTGCCAGTTCCAGGGAAGCGGAAGCTGCAGGGACTGTGGTGGAGGAGGTGGGAATGACTGTGACGGTGCGGTACTGTAAAAAGACTGCAGGTATCCGGTCTGTTACCCACAGGATCCTGTTTCGGGATCAGGTGTATGACATTGTGAGTGTGGATCATCTGAATTATAAGAAGAAGTGTCTGAAATTCACATGCAGGAAAGTCCGGAGGTGATCAGATGGCAGGGGACAGATGTACGGTCAGCCAGATGGCGGATGTGATTATGGAAGGCATGGAAGAGTATGCACAGCTTGCTGCGGATGATATGAAAAAAGCGGTAAAGAAGGCAGGGACACAGGCAAGGAAGGATATCCAGGAGAATGCCCCTGTGAAGACCGGTGCCTATGCAAAGAGCTGGGCGGCGAAGACCACGAAGGAAACTGCCAATGCGATGGAAATCGTGGTGTATTCCAGGAACAGGTACCAGCTGGTCCATCTGCTGGAGTTCGGCCATGCGCTGAGAAAAGGCGGCAGGACAAGGGCGTTTCCCCATATTGCGCCTGCGGAGGAACGGGCTGCGCAGACTCTGGAACGGGAAGTGGAGAAGGCACTGAGGTGATCAGGAGGTGAAAGCATATGACACTGGAAGAACTGGCAGGGATGCTGGAAAAGGCTGGTTTTCCTTTTGCTTATGACCATTTTGCAGAAGGGGAAAGCCCGGATCCGCCGTTTATCTGCTATCTGCTTCCCGGCAGTGATAATTTTGCGGCAGACGGACGGGTATACTTCCGGATCAGTGAAGTAAGGATAGAGCTATACACGGACCGGAAGGATCCCGGGGCAGAAGCCCTGGTGGAAACAGTTCTGGATGATGCCGGGATTTTTTATAATAAGTCGGAGGTCTGGATCCAGAGCGAAAAGCTGTATGAGGTGCTGTACAGTATGGAACTGTAATGATTTGTTTAATGATGGAGGGATAATATGTCTGATAAGAATAACAAGGTAAAGTATAACCTGAAAAATGCGCATTACGCTTTACTGACGATCGGGGAGGACGGGGCGGTGTCCTATGCAGCACCAGTGCCGCTTCCGGGGTCCGTATCACTGTCCCTGGATGCCAACGGGGAGCCGGAGAATTTTTATGCAGATGGCATTGCGTATTATGTGATCAACAACAATATGGGCTATGACGGGGATCTGGAGCTTGCACTGATTCCGGAGAGTTTCCGGACGGATGTGCTGAGAGAGAAGCTGGATGCCAAGGGTGTTCTGATTGAAAACTCGGATGCAGAACTGGCACTGTTTGCCCTGCTTTTTGAGTTCGACGGGGACGTGCGTCATATCCGCCACGTGATGTATAACTGTTCAGCTTCCCGTCCGAAGATCGAGGGCAAGACCAACGAGGAGAAGAAGGAAGTGCAGACGGAAACGCTGACTATTAAGGCCACGCCATTGTCGGATGGAAAGGTGAAGGCAAAGACAGGGAATACTACGGATGCAACTGTTTATGCAGACTGGTATAAGTCGGTGTATCTGCCGGCTGCAGATCCGGCTTCTCTGCAGGCTGCCGATGGCGGAAAGTCTGTTGTGGATGCTGCAGGAAATGGAAAAGCACTGAGCTGAGGAGAATTCAGATATGAGCATGATGAAGAAGATTGAGATTGACGGGAAGGCGATTGCTTTTAAGGCTTCTGCCGCTATTCCGCGTATTTACAGGATTAAGTTCCAGAGGGATATCTACAAGGATTTATCTGTTTTGGAAAAGAGTATTGGGGACGGAGACCCGGAAAAGTCCTCACTGGATCTGTTTTCCCTTGAGATGTTTGAGAACATTGCGTACGTGATGGCGAAACATGCGGATCCGTCTATTCCGGATAATCCGGAGGAATGGCTGGATGAGTTTAACACATTCAGTATTTATCAGGTTCTGCCAAAGCTGATCGAGCTGTGGGGAATGAACATCAGGACGGATGTGGAGGCTAAAAAAAACTTTATGCAACAGACCGTGAAATGACAACTCCCCTGTTTCTTCTCCGGTGTGTGCAGCTGGGAATTTCCATCCGGGATCTGGATCTGCTGACTATCGGGATGGTGAATGATATGTTTGTGGAGAGCAGGAACGATGAGTATAAGGGATGGAGAAAGGTTGCCACACAGGAGGATTTCGACGTATTTTAACGATAATGAAAGCATTTGTCAGGCAGGTGCTTTTTTTGTGCCCGGAGTGATCCGGGTATTTTTGTGCTTTTTTTTATGGAATTTAGGGGGTGAGCCGTATGGCAGGGAACAGAATTAAGGGAATCACTGTCGAGATTGGCGGCGATACCACAAAATTGCAGACTGCCCTGAAAGGGGTTAATACAGAGATCAGGAATACGCAGAGCCAGCTGAAGGATGTGGAGAAGCTTCTGAAGCTGGATCCGGGGAATACGGAGCTGATCGCGCAGAAGCACAGGCTGCTGGCACAGGCGGTTTCTGAGACAAGGGAAAAGCTGGAGACTTTGAAGACTGCGCAGCGGCAGGCGGATGAGGCACTGCGGAACGGGACGATTTCCCAGCAGCAGTATGACGGGCTCCAGAGGGAGATCGTTGAGACGGAGCAGGAACTGCGGAGACTGGAACAGCAGGCAGAGCAGTCTGCAACTGCTTTGCAGAAAATCGGGGCAACCGGTGAGAAACTGCAGACGGTTGGAAACAAGATTTCTTCTGTGGGACAAAAACTGCTTCCGGTGACGGGAGTGGTGACAGGGCTTGGAACGGCGGCGGTGAAAACTGCCGCTGATTTTGACTCTGCGATGAGTAAGGTGGCGGCTGTGTCCGGGGCAACGGGATCTGATTTTGATAAGCTCAGGGACAAGGCCAGGGAGATGGGTGCCAAAACGAAGTTTTCTGCGACTGAGGCAGCGGATGCCATGAATTACATGGCGATGGCCGGATGGAAGACGGAGGATATGCTGTCAGGTATTGAAGGCGTTATGTATCTGGCTGCGGCATCCGGGGAAGACCTTGCAACGACTTCTGATATTGTGACGGATGCGCTGACGGCTTTTGGGCTGACTGCAGGGGATTCGGGACATTTTGCAGATGTGCTGGCGGCTGCTTCCAGCAATGCCAATACCAATGTGTCCATGATGGGTGAGACGTTTAAGTACTGTGCGCCGGTTGCAGGGGCTTTGGGATTTTCGGTTGAGGATACGGCAGAAGCTATCGGGCTGATGGGGAATGCGGGTATCAAGGCTTCCCAGGCTGGTACTTCCATGCGTTCCATTATGACCAACCTGACCGGGGATGTGAAGCTGTCGGGTGCGGCGATCGGGGATGTGACCATTGCTACCACGAATGCAGACGGATCCATGAGGAGCCTGTCTGCGATCCTGGCTGACTGCAGGGGAGCTTTTGCAGGAATGACGGAAGCTGAGAAGGCGAACAATGCGGAGGCGCTGGTCGGAAAGAATGCCATGTCAGGTTTCCTGGCACTGATGAATGCGGCACCAGAGGATATTGCAAAGGTGTCCGGGGCGGTGAATAACTGCAAGGATGCCGCAAAGAACATGGCGGACACCATGCAGGATAATCTGGAAGGACAGCTGAC